AACTGATAAAGACCAAATGTCCATATAGCATCATTGAAACAATACTCATACCACTCCTTTGAATCATGTCCATGAGCTTCAGCCTCTTCCCACAACTGGATGAACTTGGCAGGGATTCTTAGGTCTTCTTGTGCCAATACTTTGAGCTTGTATGAATCACGGTTTTCATCAAGTAGAAAGGCAGCAGTATAAGTATCAAACAACTTCCCAGGCCCACTACCACAAAACTTAACACAACAATTGAGATCAAACTTAGCATTGTGGGCAATCCACGTACCCACCATAAATATGGTTTTAAGATATTTAAGTATATCCAATCGTCCCACCACTTCAAGGGAAACATAACAAGCCCTTTCACTATCACAAAAAGAAATACCCACTGGTTCCATTTTAAGATAATCCAATCCAGTAGTCTCCCAATCAAAAGAGTATACTGGTTTTCTATCCTTGAACCAATCTTGTACCTCTTTCAAAGTTGTTAACACTTGTTTATTCACTACCAATGGCTCCTATATCCTTCAATAGACATTGATAGGTTTTCTGAAACTGCTTTTGCTCATGCACATCATCAAGAGCAAATACCCTAAGATAATGAGAAGGGAAGGGAGTATCTATGTAGAATCCGTGTTTCCGACACAAAGAGGCATAAGCATCAACGAACGCTAATCTGTTTTCTAATGTATTCATCAGAATGTCTCCTTGATTGCTTCTTCCATATCAGATTTGAACTGCACCGGGTGATCCAAAGCACGATCTATACGGATTGTAGAAGCCTTTATGGCTCCCCTGTCCGCGAGAATCTTCTCGTAAGATTCAGGATTATCCTTAGCAAATCTTTGAATCCGAGACTTCACCACGTCCTTATCGACTTTCAATTCCATCGCAATCTCAGCAATGGAGTAGTATCTTTCATACCCGCTCCACAGGAGGATGGTATTCCAAAGTTCCTGACTCATTTTGACTATATCACACGATTTCATTCTTCTGTTCCTTCTAAAAATAACTCAGTTTCAGGTTCAAATCAAATTGTCCTACACTCTATATACGTATCCCAGCGGAGCTTGTTCACAGAAAAATAAAAAAATCTTCCCCCTTCAGGGCCTCTTGAAGAGGGTTTTTATTGGTCAAAGAGAGTGACATTTGACCCGCCGATAACTCGAAATGGTATGGTTATGGGACGGCGTCTAAAAAAAACTGGGTGACATCAAAAAAAATTTTTATTCTCTTTGGGATAAAGACTTACATAAATGGGTTCTCAGAAAAGTTCAGAATTTACGTACCCGTAATTCCCTTAATAGGTAGGAGACTCTATTATGTGCCTAAACTATAAAACATTACAAGTGGGCACGCAACAGGGTTCTTAAACAAACTAATATATACTATTCTGAAACTAAGTAAGTTAAGTGGCTCATTGAACGAAGTTAGAGTGGCCACATATATAAGGGGAAAAGAGAGTCAGAATGGAACGCTGCCAAACACATTTACTCTAAAGCGACAGGACCGCCTGTTCTGACTCCCCTTTGTCCTGGAGATTAAAAATCGGAAGACCAAGAAAAAAAGAGACAGACGAAAAAGCCCTTGCCCGGATTACCCATGAGGTTGTTGAAGCAAGTCCTGATGTGGCTTCTATGGGTGTGATCTTAGGGTGTCTTGACGGAGATGTGAAGGCTCTTGAACTACTCCGCAAGGAATGTGAGTCCATTGATGAGTTTCTCTCCCTTGCGGGGCAGATAGCCCATGTGAAATTGATTTCGGCAGCCACTAAATCGGCATGTGGTTATGAGTTTGATGAGAAGACTATTGAGTACAAGAAGATTCCTGTTGGGTACGATACCAACAATAAACCCCAGTTTGAATATATAGATTGTGGGGAAAAGACCGTAAGAAAGCATTACCGTGCTTCTGATTCTTTGATGAAGTTTCTCTTGTCTAACCGTGTTCCTCAATACTTCTCGGATACCCGGAGAGTTGAGATTAACAAAAGGGTTATTGAAATCAAAGAGGATACAGAGAAAGAAATCAAAGTCTTTGCAGGAAAACTTTTAGAAGCCATCACCGTGGATGCTGAGTTTGTAGATGAACCTATCGAAAGTTAATTCTCCGGAAGAGTTTTATAGAGTTATCCCTATGGAACTTGGGCAGAATATCCAATTTCGGATTGAATTGCACAAGTTACTGGCAACGGATATTCAGGCTCAGGATGTTTTTGTGGAGATGTGTCGTCGTTATCGACCAATCATCTTCTCTTCTACATTTTGGACTTACAATCCGCAAAAGTCCCCCGGTTATCGTAATCAACCCTTCATTCTCCGACCTGCTCAAATCAAGGCGGTGGAAAAATTGAGTTGGTGTCTGGAACATGAGAGAGATGCGGCAATCAATAAGAACCGAAAAGAGGGGGCTTCAGAAATTTGTTGTAAGTTTTTTGCTGCTGGAATGCTGTTAGATGATGATTCTCACTTTATTGTGGGTTCTCGTAAAAAGGAGTTGGTGGATAACTATGGTGATCCAACTACACTGTTTGCGAAGATAGACAACGTTTTTAACTGTCTTCCTCAATGGTGGTTGGAGCGATGTGGATATAATCCCAAGTTAAATCGTAAGGACATGGTTATTACTGTCCCTTCTACAAACTCCTCCTGTGCGGGGGAAACTACCAATGAGAACTTCTCTGCTGGTTCCAGAGGAACTATCCTCCTTTTGGATGAAATTGGTCGAGTTCCTAAAGATGTAGCTGAAGCTATAGATGGTTCTGTGCATGATGTGGCTGATTGTGTGATATATAGTTCAACTCATTGGTTAGGTCGGGGCCATACCTTCAATCAGAAGTTGGAGGATAATACTTGTGAGATTATCAATCTCATGTGGTATGACAATCCCGAAGAGAATCATGGATTATACACTACTTCGGAAGCTGGTGAGTTTACAATTGTAGATAAAGATTACTATTCTGATGAAGATTTAGAATCTGCCATCATTCGGCAAGATATAAATGACTATGATCCCAAAGAGATGAGGGTACAATTTATTGTAGATGGGTTGAAGGGAATCCCCTCTCCTTATCGGAGTCCCTGGTTTGATGCACAACAATTCAAGAGAAGAGGGAACAAGAGAGACTTTATCTGTAATGTGTGTGGCTCTCCGTTAGGTGCAGCGGATACTCCCTTTGATTCTAATATGCTGGAAGAAATCCGACAAAAAGATGTGAGAGAACCTGATTTCGAGGGAGAACTCCTTTTCGACTATGCCGATGAAGGGGTTGTTGATCCTGAATCTCTCCAGTTTACAGTGGGGGGACAGAGGAGATTAAAGTGGTGGGGAGAACTTCCATTTAGTCGGCCTAACCAGCGACATACTTATGTAATTGGCATTGATCCTTCTTATGGTCTGGGATCGGCAAACTCGGCTATTCAAATCTTTGATGTTAATATCCACGAACAAGTTGGCTCTTGGACAGACTCCACAACTAAACCTGAAGATTTTGCTGATGTGGCGGTGGCTTTGGCTCATTGGATTGGTGGGGTGTATGAACCTTTTCTGGTTTGGGAAGCGAATGCGGGCTGTGGGCAGGTGTTTGGAAATAGGGTTATTTTCAATCACTATTACAGTGTTTATACCCAACGGGTTGAAGATTCCAAGACTCGTAAGAAAACAAAGAAGTGGGGTTGGAGATCAAACACAAAATCCAAGGAAGCCTTGTTGGGTGATTTGGGAGTGGCTCTGAGTGGTGGTTTGGCTGGGGATGCCTCTTACTTGGCTTTAATAATTCATGAGAAAGAATTGTTGAATGAATTAGCTGATTACATTTTCAAAGAGAAGGGACAAGGGATTGTAGCTTCCTCTAAAGCCGACTTGGGTACGGGAGCGACAGAACGACATGGTGATAGGGGCATCGCAATGGGACTCTGTGTTCTGGGGGCCAAAGAACAAGACAAGGGTGAAGTTCGGGATGTCCGTAATGCCCGTTACGGAACTTTCCAGTATTTTCTTCAGGAGGAAGAAAAGAAACAACAGCAATTGAAACGAGATAGTAGACGTTTTTTATATTAGGTTTGTTATGCCACATACACTTTTTCAAAAAGATGTACGGAAACCTTTTGCCCAACGCTTGCAACAAATGGCAAAACTCTGGCAGAAGAAAAATGAAACTGCTTTGAAGCATAGGAAGAAGTTGTTGCAGTTATGGGCAAGTGGTTTTTATGAATCTCAATATAGTCGAGAACACCTTATCAATCTCGTAGACCGGGGGGTTTATACAATTGTTCCCTATTTGGTAGAGGGTGTGCCGCAAGTCCAGGTGGAAACCTTAGCGACTAATTACAAATCTTGGGCTCGTACTACTCAGTTAGCTTTGAATTTCCTATTGAGGAAGATGCGATTTGATGAGAGAGTGCTTATTCCAGTTGCAATCAATTCCATGTTTGGTGCAGGTATCACTCGTACATTTACGGAGTTTGACCGATTGATAAGTTTGGAGGATGAACCGATTAAGTCCGGTTCTCCAACGGTAAGAGTTATTGATGATACTGATTACATTGGTGATCCCCTTGCCAAGACAAGAGAAGATTTTATATTTGAGGGGGACATTTATCGTCTTCCCACAGATTATGCCAAAGATTTGTTTGCCGGTAAAGATAGTCAGGGCAAAGAGATTGCTGATTATATTTATCCTGATTGTAAGTTAGATCAGGACTTTTCTCCAGATATGATTTCTGATCCCGGTTTTGATTTGAAAAGACAGGCTCTTAGGGATTTTACTACCTTCATGGACATCTATCTCTATGATGAGAATGTTTCCGTTACAGTCATGCCAGAAGGGAATAAGCCTCGCATTTTAAGGACTGTGGAAGAGGATGGTCCCAATCGAAGTCCTTATGACTATTTAGCCTATAAGTTCTTTCCTGGCTGTGCAACTCCTATTCCTCCTGCGTGGTTCTGGCATGATTCAGATGTCAGTGTGAACATAGTCTCACGTGCCGCGAGAGAACAAGCGGAGTCTCAAAAAGATTTACTCCTTGCCAGTCCGGGACATAGAAAGTTGGCTGAGGCCGTGACCAATGCAAAGAACATGGATGTCATCGTCACCCAAGACCCGAAGGAGGGTGTTCTCCCGGTATCTCTTGGTGGGATGAATCCCGCAAGTTTACCTTACATGGAGTTCATTGAGGGTTTATTCAATAAGTCGGGTGGGACCGCTGAGATCATGGCAGGGAGGGGAACTGAAGCTCCTACACTCGGACAAGAGAAGATGTTATACCAGAATGCGGGTCGTATTGTTGGTAATATGTATTCCCGTTTCCATGAGTTTATGACTTCCGTAACTTCCAAATTGGCTTGGAGGGTATGGATGGACCCCACGGTTTATATTCCAGTGATTAAGCAAATCCCTGGAATTGGGGACTTCCCTGAAGTTTTCAGCCAAGTCGATAAAGTTGGTGATTTCTATGATTTTGTTTTCAGAATTAAACCCTATAGCACACAACGGATGTCACCTGAGATGCACTTCCAGCGACTATTACAACTGGGAACGCAGTGGATTCTTCCCACTCTCCAGATGGCTCAAGCTCAAGGGGCTGAGTTGGATATACCAGAGACGACAAAGAAAATGGCAGAAGATTTGGGATTGGATGATTTCAACCATCTATACCGATCTGCTATACCCCAGCCTACAGATAACATCCCCTATAAGATGCAACCAGAGAATAAATCTCCAGGGCAACTTTCGGATGCGTTTGGAGCTATGCAAGCCAGCAGGGAAGCCAATAGTGCCTCTCAGGAAAATCGGATTGATTTAGGGAAAGGGACAGAAAATGACATGGGAACGTAGATTTGATGTTATAACATTTTCGGTGGTAGGTTTGGTATGTGTTGGACTATTGGTCTATGTTTTTGCCCAGCCCTTGCAAATGGGTATTGCAGATCAAGTAGAAGATGCCTTACCTGTGACTGTCCATGTATACAAACGTCAGGTATGTCAAGGTTCCGGTTGTATCATCTCTCCTGACGGGATCGTGTTCACTGCTAAGCATGTTACAGATAATGAGTATGGGGAATATGAAGTTACTTTGAATGATGGTAGAACCTTTGGTGTTCGGGCTGTGATTGAGGACAAAAACTATGATATAGCTTTTCTTCAATTAGATTTGCCTGAAGATGTGGAGCTTTCTTATGCTCGGTTAGCTGATATTTCTGAGCTTAGAGTGGGCGATCCTCTCTTTATCATTGGGAGCCCTTTTGGCCGGGAGAATTTTAACAGTGTTTCATTAGGAATCCTTTCTGCCATACAGCGGGATTTGGGAAAATATGACTGGGGTTATGGATGGGAAATCTCTTTCCAAAGCACAAGTCCGGCTTTCCCAGGAAATAGTGGGGGGCCAGTTTTTAATCTTCAGGGAGAAGTCATTGGTGTTTTAGTGGCCAATGTGATTGTGGTAATGTTACACAAGTCGATAGTAGTAATCTAAATAGCCATACTCAAAGTTGTGGTTGTAGCCATGTTTTACTCAAAGGGGAGGCAGCATTTAATCGTGTGTACCACATGTATCAACAAGGAGCTTCTTCACGCGACTTGAGTTTTGATTTAACTAAAGAGGATTTTAAGAAAGTTATTGAGAGAAACTGTTATTATTGTGGTGAAGCCCCTAATAAGATTTATGGGGATAATAATAATGGAACTTATCAGTGTGGCGGAATAGATAGAGTAGATAATTCAAAAGGGTATTCTGTGGATAATTGTGTACCTTGCTGTCGGTGGTGCAATCTCGCCAAAGGGACTTTAACGGAAGAACAATTTATCGATAAAATTGTAAGCATTTACACTATTCATGGTTATTATACACCTGGCGGTAGTTATGCCCCTTGTAAAAAGTAAGAGCAAAAAAGCCATAGGAAAAAATATTAAAATTGAGATGAAGCATGGCAAGTCCTATGCTCAGGCTTTAGCTATTGCACTTGATGTGGCTCGCAGGGCAGGAGCTAAGATTCCGAAAAAGGACAAGAGATAATGGAATGGCTTAAAGAAATTTTAGATAAGATATTAGTCCTTTTTCCCATGACGCAAATAATTACTCCTTATGAGGCAGGAGTTAAGATTACTTGTGGGAAATGGTATAAAAGATTAGGTCCGGGTTGGTATGTTATTTGGCCTCTGATTCAGCGTATTGTTTATATGGAGATTCAGACTCAAGTAGTTGATTTGAAAGTTCAGTCTATTCCCACAGAAGATAAATCTGACTTGATGGTTTCGGGGGCAATTCAATACAGTATTAAAGATATAGAGAAGGCAGTATTGAATGTTCAAGATGTAGATAAATCATTAGCTACTTTAGCCCTTGGAGTTATTTTTGATTTTATTTCTCATCGCACATTACAGGAGTGTGGGGATACGAACGCCCTGAAGAAAGAAATTTTGAAGGGTATTAAAGAAGCTGCTCCTGGATGGGGATTGAAAATTGAAAAGGTTTATATTACGGATATGGGAAAGACAAGAAATATACGTTTATTGGGAGATGGAATAAATGGCACAGGTTGATATTTCTCAAACCATCGAAATTTTAGACTTGGCTGGTGGAGACGAACATAGGATACATAAGTTTACATCTTCCACTACCCCAGCGGAAACAGTGCAAGGGAAGCCGGTAATTAGTAATTCAGCAGTGACTTTAGATTTGGGAGATGTGGCAGCAGGTAAGGGTTTCCTTCTGTATATCGAAGCCCTGGTAGGGAATCTTTATGTGAAGTTGGGGGTTACAGAGGGAACTCCGGTATCTACAGACTCACACTTGTATATTCCAGAAGGTGAGGGGTACACCATCCCAATAAATCCAAATGCAACTGCAATGGCCGGGGTGCGGATAATTTCCGATGACTCAGATGGTCAGATCAAATACATAATTGTTGGTTCTTAAGGGAGACAGATATGATTATTGACAGTTTAACAAAAAAAGCCATTAACAAAATGTCCGATGAAGAAGTAAATTTTTGGTTCCAGAAGGTTCAAAATGAAGACGCAGCAAATAAAATGCGTAAGGTTCTTACTGATATGATTGAGGTCGAAGAGGCTCAAAGGGATTGTAATGTCATTGTGTAAGAAACGTGGTTTTGTCGAACTTGATAGGAGACAGTAAGATGGCAGAAGAAAGATGTATTCTATGTGAGTCATATTTTCGTTCGGGTGCTTTGGAAAAAGGCAAGTGTCGTTCTTGTACAAAATTGTATCCCAAAGCTAAAAGTCGGGAAGAGCTTCTCAAGCAGACAAATCCCAATAAGGCACAGACCTTGACGGATACCGTAGTTCAGCAGATGATCTATGACACGTTGGAGGAAGCTGGATTGGAGAGGCACGAATGTGAGAAGTGTAAGAAATTGTACTTCAGAACCTCTCCTGCACAGAAGCAGTGTCGAAAGTGCAAAGTCAAGGAGACTAAGTGATGGAAAAAGAAAACGTTGAAGACACAGAGGTCATAGAGCCTACTGAAGAGGTACAGGAGACTGAAACTAAAGAAGAAGAGGAGACCAAAGAATCCATCCTCAGTAAGATAAGGAACTTTGTTAGCGGAAAAGAAGAGAAGGTAGAGGAAGTAAAGGTTCCTGACGAGTTCACTAAAGCTGCTCTATTGGGTGGTTGGAGTGGTGAAGATGTTGATGAGTTTGCAAAGGATTATTCAGAAGAAGAATTGATTGAAATGATTCCCGCGTTGATTGGTGAGGACTCCGAAGAGTCGGATGAAACCTCGGATACTGAGGAAACTCAGGAAACCAAAGAGACAGAGGGTAATGATAGTCAGGATGACGAACAGGTTCAAAAGCTCCTGCAAAGGATTGAGGCACTTGAGAAAGCTCAAGATGAGGCCCAAGAAGAGTCCAAGGATCAGGAGATTGTGAATCTGGTTAATCGGGCATCTCAAATCTTTGATGAAGCATCAAAGGAGTTTGAGGTCTTTGGCAAGACAGATAAATTGTCAAAGTTCCCTGATGGACGGATTATTACAACCAGTCCTCAGATGAAAGCCCGGAATGAGGTTTGGGAAGTGGCTCGCCAACTGCATAACAGTGGAATGGATTTTGAAGCGGCTATGTCTACTTCCCTCAATGCTTACAAAGGTAGGAACCTCGTTAAAGATGTGAAACGGAGTGTTATAAAGGATTTGAAGAAGAGCGAAAAGCGTCTGTCTGGTAAGCGTACCAGCCATGAAACTTCAACTAACGTAGCGAGTGGACCAGAGGTGATTCGTGAGGTGATAAGGAGGCACGGTAAAGAGAATGATTAACTTAGTGTAAAGGATTTATTATGGCAACTGATTTTAGTCTTGCGACGGATATTTGGAATGCAACTCTCCAAAATATCCTTACACGTATGCCTGCTTTGGCTACGTTCGCATATACGAACTACGATCTTTACAATATGTTCTTTCGTAATGCGATGAAGGTCAAGGGTGGAGACTCTCTTGAGGGTCATATCACTCTTGATAGTGAAGGAAATTCCCGCATGGTGGGTATTTGGGATCAGGATAACCTGGTCAAGAAGAATATCCAGCGGAAGTACACTGCTTACTGGCGTCAGGCCAAGGGCGGTATGTTGTGGAACCTGATGGAAACCACTGTGAATAGTGGCGACCAGAAGATTTATGATGTTCTTGAGTCTCAGTATAAGAGTGCTGTCAAAGATATGATTGAAACGGTCTATCTGAGCATGCTTACTGGTCCTACCAGTGCGACGGATGATGACTCGGCCTATTCGTTAAATACTTGGCTGCGTCTTGGTGAGGCAGATGCTACGGGTGGATGGACTGGTTATCGAGCCAGATACAATGATGGTAGCGAGCCGGGTACTGCTTTTGATACTGCCGGTCTGACTTCTTCGGCTGGTGTCAATCCGGGTTGGGCTTCGTACTATGCGGACCATCTTGGTAATATTGACGAAAGCCTTCTGAGTTTGCTGGATACTGCGGTTCGTAAGTTGAACTTCAAGGCTCCGGTTGTTCCTCAGACAGTTGGACAGGAGAATGGTTTGGTGAACTTCTCCATGTATACCACTAACAATGTGCTGCAAAAGCTCAATACCTTCTACGCGAAGGCTGATGACAACATGGGTTACAACCGTGATAGTCATTATGGTACTCCTACTTTCAAGAGTATTCCGTTTGGGTATTGTGATGTTCTGGATACTGCTCGTACTTCTCTGTATGGTACTGATCCTATCTTTGGTATTAATCATAGCCAGCTTTATCCGATTATCCACCAGGATTGGAACTTCAAGGACATTGATGGTAAAGACCCGAATCGTGCTGTGGTGCTTCAGAAGTTGATGTACCTCAGATGGCAGATGTGGTGCGAAAATCCAAAATGGGCGGGTTTCTTAGTGAGTCAACATCCCGATAATGACTAATCAATGAAACTAAGTTTTGAAAGGTGGTCATGTCTGGTAATCCTCAGATGACCATGTTTCTAATAATCCAATTAGAAAGGATAAAAAATGGGAATGAGAGATACTGGTAGGGGTGCTGGTTATACCAAGCACTTCGATGAGACTCTTCGTGCAGGTGTGTACGAGACGCAGGTTCCTAATATGGCGTTCCTCTATCGAGCATCAACTACACAAGACCCGGATTGGGCTGTTGGTGATAGATTTGTTGCTCCCGATGGTCGTGAGTTCGTGTATGCAAAATCGTCCTCTGCTTTGGCAGCGGGAACAGCTTGTGAGTTTGCTGCGATGGGTGCTATTGCTTACGATGCTTTGGGAGCGAATCAGGCTGCTGGAGATACTCAAGTAACAGTAGCCGCGACTGCTACACATGATGAACTCGCAGTAGATGAACTTCGTGGTGGGTATATCCAAATTTACCAGGAGTCACAATTTAGAGGTATTGTTGGCAATGATGCTTCGTTGGAAGATGCGGCTGTTACAATTTATTTGGATGCTCCGCTTGCGGTTGCTGTCACTACCGCTACAAGTGTTGAAGTATTTCAGAATCCGTATGCAAGTTTATATGAAGCGGGTAATGAGGCAAGGCCAATAGCGGGTTGTCCGGTTGTTACTGTTAGTGCCACCCTCACGTATTTTTGGGTACAAGTAAAAGGCCCAATTTGGGTTACTCCAAACGGTAGTGTTAATGGTAATGAGGCAATGGGTTGCTTCTGGCGAGAAGATGGTTCACTTATGGCAGCAGATGAGACATTTGGTATTTCAACTGCTGACAACAATACGTCACAATATGCTGGTCATATTCTCGAAGGCAATGAAGATAACAATGG